CGCCAATCATCTGTTCCTGTGCCTTCAACTCTTAATCTAATCTGACGACCTGTAAATCTTAATGATGTTGGGTTGCCTGTTGAATATGGTCCGTATGTACGCTCTGTGTCATTAGGATGGAAACGTGTCTTAAACGTAACATTAACCTCACCTTGAGTCTTTTCATCAGGGATAAGTTGTGATACCTTCATTACACCGTCACCGTTGCCTAAGCTAATAGGTCCTGATTCAGCATAAGGCTTCAATGTTCCGTGAACACTACCCGTTTCATGGTTGTATAGGTTTCCACTTGAATCTGCCCATATAGGCGTACTGAATACACCTCTATCAACACAAGCAGTTCTATCAATCTCTCCAAATGACCAAACACCCTCTTTGTAATCTAACGAGATGTATCTATCGTTCTCAATTGATGAGCCTGAAGGATAAAACCACCATATCTCACCGTGTTGAGTGTTATTAACCGCAGACACCTTAGTAATTTGGTCGTAGTTAATGTCTTCAAACACGTAGTCTAATACATCACATTTAATCTCTTTAGCAACTGAACCATCGAAAGTAAAGAACCCTCTATGCCCCATCCAAAAAGCGCCTTCATCAATAGAGACTAATGCCTTTCGTGATGCAATGCCACATGCTGTACCAACTTTCTCAAAGCCATATACATAAGGAGGTCCTGAGTATGTTGCGATATGAGCATCGTTATCAGTCAAAATAAGCGTTCTACCTCTAACAGGTATTCCACACATGATACGTCCTGTGGTTTGCAACTCCATGTCACCTGCCTCATTCGTAGCGCTTGGTGTCCAATCAGTATTGTCTTCTCTATCACACCATTGAACCTTTCTAGGGTTTCCGCCTGCTGCTAATGCAAATACAAATCTCTCTTCTGTTACAAGCATTGAAGCGTTTGATACAGGAGCGTTAGTTAATGCTGTAGGTAATACTGATGTGTTTAACTGCCATTCATATATCTTGCCATCTTTAGATGAACATGCTAATAGGTATTCACCCCATGAGTCTAGTGACCATGTTGTGGCTTCATCATATACACCTGTGTTTGGTCTTTTAGTTCCGAAGAATCCTGTGCCATAGAATGTTCCACCATACGATAGATTCTTTGTAGCGTTTTGGTCGCCTGAAGTTAATCCTACAGGTGTTATATCACTGACAAGACTAGCTTCAGTTAATGAGTATAGCTTGTTGTATGTTCCTGCTGCAATGTGTGAATCAGCACTATTATCTGCCCAAGTAACAATACCTCTTGGTGGTGCTGCGAATGCTGATGTTTTTCTACTTACCCAACCACCAACAGGACGTAATGAACCATCTTGCCATCTAACAAGGTGAGTATCTCTCCAACGGTTAGATGATTCGAACTCTGTTCCGTTTCTGTAAACACCTGCGGGTAATTGTAATGGTATTAAACTCATGCTGCTATCTCCGTCCAACTATCTGAAGATGGTGTAATGTTTGTCCATGACTCTGAGCCTTCAGCTATCGATTCCCACTTCTCTCTACCGATTGTGGTAGTACCTGATGTTGTGCTTACTACTGCGCCTGAGTGTTGAACTCTGTTGCAAGTTGCTGTAATAGTAGATGTTGATGTTAAGTCAGCACCCGAAATGTAAATAACAGTAGCACTAGCAATAGGTGTGGCAGTAGCTGAAACAACACTGTCAGACTCTCTTACCCTTTGGCTATCACTTGTAGTTGTACAAGCTGATGACATAGAGCCACCACTTGACATAGTCTTAGCACCATCACAAGAAGCAGAAGAACTTATTGATACACTAGCTGAAGCACTTACTTCCTTTACACCTACCGTAACAATAGATGAGTCTCCCATCACTATTGCACCTGACTCTCTTACTCTCTGACTGTCTGCCGAAGCAGAACTCGTCATTGTAATAGGTACTACACCTTCTTCAAGGTCCGCTGTTGAGTATGCTGCTTGACCGTATTTAAACGCTCCGTATAGCATCTTAGTCTAGCGTTATATCTAGGTCAGCATTAGGAACACGGAACACATCACCTGAGTCAATAGTCTTAGATGTTGTAAGTGCAGCGTAAGCCATTAGGTTGCCTGATGTTGAAGCATCAAATACACCTACGTGAGTTACTGTACCCCAAGAAGCGCCTGCTGTTGGATATTCAACTGCTGCGTTATTTGAAGTGGTGTTGCCTGATGTAGTGAATGCTACTGATTGACGAACGTAACCTGTGCCTGATACTTCCGTACCGCCACCTGTCTCACCTGGTGCTGCTGTGTATAAAGCCAAGTAATGCGTGCCTGGTGCTGTGTAAGCCGCGCCTGCGAATACATGGTCTAAGATTTCTGTTTCTAAAAAGTTTGTAAATGACATTATCCTTGTCCTCTGATTTTAAGTTTTAAGCCTGAGCCACTAAATCTAGCAATCTCAGATGCTTCGTTTAATCGTGACACAGAAGCAGAATACATCTGCGCCCATACTGCGACTCTCTCGTCTTCTCCTAGATACGGTGCTGAATGTAGTAGTGCGCCATAAAGGTACACATCAGGTGCTTCTAGTAAAAGCCAATTATCAGCATTACTTGAACTAAGAGCAGTTGTCTTAGCGTA